GCCATATATTGAATATGTTTCGATAACATCAGCTAAACCAGCGTTTGAGCCTGTACCTCTAGTGTTGAGGCCGGCTTGATATGCATTAACAATTGTATTGTCAGCAGATGCTGTATATCTCGTGATCATTATCTAATTTTTCCTTTGATATCTGACTCGGGAAACTTAATTTCAAAAACTGCATTTGCTGGACACACAAGGTAGCTACCATCGGCAGACATGTTAGAGTTAATATCCAACCTAATGTTTGAGTATTGGCCACTATTTTTATTGATAATTTTAACCTTTAAGACGTCCAATATGTTTTGCGTCTTTTTAAGTTCAGAATAAATGTCACTAATATAGAGTGGTTCCCCAATGAAGAACCCTTCGGAAAACTTGCTTTTTATAACATTAATTGCACTATTAATAACTTCTGCATTGTTCGAATTAGAAACTGGCTTAATGACAAACTCAATACCTAAATTAATAACATAAGCATCTAAAATATCAACAGTATCATTTATCATTCTATAATGATTTAGCCAAGTTTTTAAATTATTTTTTATTGTAGTATTAGTTTTTATTAATTTGCGCTGTGAATCTTCTGATATGCAGTATAAATTTAGGTTTCTCTTTAACGAATCAGGATCCTTTTGTGTCGATACCCTCTTGATTGATCCAAATTTTCCGGGCATTTGGTAAGCTAAAGCTTCGTAATCAGCTTGTGTTACAGCACGATTTTGTGTTGGGAATGTATCATAAATCCTTCTTTTAAGTTCTGCTGAAGAAATATTAGAGTTATCGCCAGTAATCGGTGTTTCGTTTTGGACCTCTAATGAATCCCTGACTGATGTTGTCAGTGAGGGGCTTAAGTTTGGTTCGTCTTCAAAAGATAACACTCTAGATACAACTGTGTCTAATTGATTAACTGCAAGGTTTGAGTTTGTTGGATTAGTTGTTCTATAAGTTATAATCAATGTTGTATTTGTGGGCACTGTACCAAAATTTGAGTTTTTAGATATTCTTGTTGGGTCAAATGTGGTATCAGTGACGTATGACTTTCCAAATACATCCATGGCGACCTGTTGGGGATTTGCTATTACGTTTGTCTCCGATTCATCGCCGCTGCCAAATTGTAATATTACGCCATTAGGATTTTTCTCAACTGTGAATTTTCTTGATACTATCATCGGTTTTAGTATAGAAGGGACATTATCGTTTTTAAAATTGACATTGGCTATTTCTTTGAAGACGATATCTTGAGATAGATAATCAACTTCATAGTACTCGTTGCCATTCGCATCAAATACTGAAATGATCTCGGAAGAATTGTCGATATCCAAGCTCACTCTTTTAAATCTTTCATAAGCACCTACGGCTACTTCTTTTTGTGCAAACCTACCTGAAACTACGTTTCCATATGATTTGACCGCATAGTGTGTTGGTGCACCGGTGCTATTATTAACGCGCGCTACAACAATTTCATTTGCAGAGTCAGCAACGTTTATGTTTTGTGTTAAAACAAAGGCTGCGCCGGCGGTTGAAGAGCCAAAACTTGTTCCTCTTCTTATTATCGGCATATATCTGTTGTCTGGACCCATTCCGGTGGAATTAGCAGGTACCAGAACATAGAGAGCGGCTACGCCGTATGTAGATGGTCGGCCGGGATTTTTGTACCCAAGGGCGCGACCGTGTCTGATAATATTTCTAGTTTCAAATGCGGTGTCCAAAAAAGACTCATTGATGTTAAAATCAATTTGTAATGCCATCTGATCTGCCACGTATGCAACAGCATCTATCATCATAGCACCAAAGGAGGCCTCGCTAAAATCTTGAAAATTGTCCGGGTAAAATCTTTCAGTTAATTCCAGCAGATCCCTGCGGATTGATGAAAATTCTCTGTTGGTGTAGTTGATTGGAAGAGACTTCTTTTGATCTTTTGACATTTAAAATTCCTCTTACTAAATAGTAAATTCTAATAAATCATCAAGTCCCGCGTCAGGTAATCGATAATAAATTTGAAATGCAAGTGTTTGTGTGTCCGGATCGGACTCTAAAAAAATAATATTGGTAATACGGAGAGCAGGCAAATAGGTGCCGACTTGTTTTATAATTCGATCATATATTTCTGTTTCAACGCCCTCAGAAAAATTAGAAAAAAGAAATGCTTTTATGCCAACACCAAAATCTGGCTCCATTACTCTCTCGCCCGGATTGGTTAATATAATTGTTTTCAAGTTTTGTTTTACAGTTTGCCTGATCGTCTTCAACATTTGGAAGCCGTCATTGCTGTCTTTTTGTAGCGGGAGCGCTACTCCGATAGATGACATAAATTTACCTCACTACTATAAATATATTAGTTATCATTTTTAGTACACAATTTACCTTTAGCATTAAATGGAGTTGATTTTAATCTTTTGCCAATACCAAGGCCGGCACCCGGTGGCAAGGAAAGAGAAGCTTTTAGATTTTGAATAAAAAGTTTGCCGCTGTTTCCGGGTTTTGACAATTCATCCATTGCACTATCAAAGTCTCTATGGTTATACAATGGCTTAAATAATTTTTTGATTCTTGTTCTTGAATTTCTCAAAAGTATTTTATCCCATTCGTCCCATGTTCTATAAAATGGAGTCCATCTGACGTTCCTTTCAGTATAATACTCCCAACCCTCAACCTTTGTAATCTCAATAAGTCCGGTTTCTTCGTTAACATTCATTTGCATACCGGGTTTCTCGCCGTATGCGCCGTCTCTCATGCCCTTATCTGTTGTAATTTGTCCGATAGATGGTAATATACCTTGATCATTATACATTGCAATTAAGGCTGTCAGTTTTCTTAATGGGAAAACATAATTCATCATAATATTGAATTTTTCATCATCTTTTAAGTTGTTTACTAAACAATATAAAAGTTTAGAATTTGCTTCCAAAGGTGCCATTTGAGAGCACTTTAAATCTAGTGCATCTAATTCAGCAGTGGTAATTTCTGTAATTGTTCCGTTGTGAATAAACGAAAGAGAAAGACCGTATCTTACTCCTAACTTCCCAGTCAATCCGGTTACTCTGTCATCTTCATCTCGGTCTATTTTTAAACTTCCGGGGTAAACATCTGATATGTTTTTTGTGGAGCCGTGAGCTTTTATAGTGTTTATAGCTGCTGTTGTGCTTTGTTTGGAGCCGTTGATTGAAATATATTTTCTTAATACGAATGGCTGTGTTGCCGCAGAAGTATTTATGGTCATATCGTAATCAGCCACATCACCAATTGGAATGGTTATTTTATTAGCAAATACATTAAGCTCAGCATGTTCAGCTTCACTATGAACTTCCCCTTCCATAAAAATTTCTATCCCATCTTCATTTTCATGTTTGTGGAAATATCCTATATATGGTGTCCCATCAGGCAGTGATAATTCTGTTCCATTTGTATACAATGAACCATTTTGTTCTTGTCCTAAATCTGCTACCTCTTCCTTGATCTCTTTATCTAAATCTAATCCTTCGCCGCCTTGGGAATGCTTATTTAAAACATATAACAGCAAATCATTGTATTTTGGTACAAGGCCAAGTACTGAGGCGTTGTCATTGAACTTAGCAGCCATGGTATTTAATTCTTTTATTACAAATTCTTTCAATACTAATTTAGCATCTTCTTCAGTAGCTTGTACTGCTTCAAGGTTTTTTTCGTATCGCCAACCTTTTAACGTTTGAAATGGCCAATCTTGGGCGCGGTCTATATCTCTATTTAATTTAAGATTTTTACGATCTGGGTAACTATAATTTTCTTGAGCGTCATTAAGTCTGATACATGCTCTCTGGACCGCTTCTGGTGGCTCTAGACCTTCCGCCACAAGTCTTGAATATGTTTGAACAGATTGTTCCAAGAAAGCATACCAGAACTCTTCATCTTTAAAGGGATTAAAAAATTCAGCAAAACCTCCTTGGGCATCTTTAAAGTCCTTTTCCATTATTTCAACAATATAAGCAGCAAATATTGAACTATAGTTTTCCTTAACTGCTGCATTAAACGTAACAAATGTGGGCATCGCTTTTACGAAATGTACAGATCCATAAATTCTGCATGCGGCCGTAATTAGCCCTTGGATTGTGGCCTTTGACTGTCTGTTTAAAATTCGATCATATGGTTTTTCGGTCACACATTCAGGATCAGATTTAAGTCTTTGATCTTCAGGCATCTGGTTATAGGATTTGTTTACTTCTTGTTGTATTTCGCCAAAATCGACTAAATCACTTAGTTGTGGTTTACATGGACCAACCTCTGGAAACATAACGTCAACCATACCAAGCCAACCGGAGTTTTTCACTGGCTTTATATACATTTTTGGTCTAGCGTAAGAGCCGCCGTATGTCATGGGATCTAAATAATATACTCGGTTTGGTCTGTCGTAATCAGAACCAAAATCAGACTTATTATTTTGCTTGTATTTCATATAACTCATACCAAGAATCATGTCATCATTACTGATCTTGCGATCTCCTTCTTTGGTACCATCATCATTAAAATCATCTACTCGGGCTTTACCATAAAGAGTGCCTCCCGGAGACAATGTTGTCCCACCTTTAACAACATACAGGGCGTCTTCTTCGGTTATGTCATCTACACCAGCGCCAAAGCTCCATTTGTCATCTTCTTTATTGCCAACCACTTCAGTCATCATGTTTTGCATAACAGTAGTCATAAAACTGTCGTGTATTGATTTTAAGTTTTGCGACGGAGCTATTCCTATCAAATCAGCCAACATGTTAACTTGAGGAATATATTGGGTCCTCTGATTGTGTGTAGATGCATAATAGGGGTAATCTTCTAAATTAATATTATCTAAAGTATTGTCGACAGATAAAAATTCATATCGGCGCTCTTTTATGAAGTCATCGTCAGATTCAATTTCAGCTTCTGAGCCAAGTGTCT